AAGCTGCACCAGCAGTTATTCCTAAATTAGATGGTGTAATCTTTTTCATAGCACCCCCATCATCTATTAAAACAAAATCTGCATCACTGCTTGATGTTGTGGTTGATGGTGCATCTGAGTTACCTGTTGTTAATACTGTATTGCCCTCTATAGTTACAACTCCAGCACTTGCTCTTGCTATAGTTGTGTCACTTGCATGACCTAATTCTATATCAGCAGTTGTTGTTAAATCACCAGTAACTGTTGCACCATCAGATGTGGTTTCAATCTTTTTAACATTGTTATGATATAATTCATTATTGCCATTACCATCAAATTTTGCAAGAGTATCACCTTCTGCATTTTCAAATTGTATTCTACCTGCATTACCAGTCTTAAGACGTAAACCTCCAGTTCCAACATCTTCAATTATAGAATTACTACCATCATGGAATATTTCTAAATCACCACCAGTACCAAACTTTGCTTTCACATTATCTGCAAACTCAAGTGCATCATCTGACTTGTCAAAGACTATGTTCCCATTTGTGCCAGTGAATGTTACATCACCAAACATATTTACATTCAAACTTGAATCAATAGTTAAAGCATCATCTTTACCTGATGGAAATAATTGATCAAGATTACTACTTGTTTTTGCTATAGCAAATTTACCATTACTTAAAATTCCAGTAGACCAGTGTACTACACCACTATCAGCAAATTTTATACCAGTACCATTAGTAAAAGTTTTACTAGTATGTGTATCACCAATTCTTACCCAAGTATCAAAATCAGCACTTAAATTTGCTGTATTATTAGCATCACTGCCACTTACTCTTATGTCTAAGAGAGTTTGTGGACTAACAGTACCAATACCTATGTTACCACTACCATCAATACGAAGACGTTCTGAACTATTAGTATTTATTACCAAAGCATCATTAGAATAAGTTCCAATAATACCTGCATTAGACGCATCAATAGGTAATAAGCGTAAATCTACAGATCCGTTCTTAGATCGTATCTGACCATTTACATCAAGTGGAACCTGTGGACTTGTTCCGATACCCACGTTACCACTTGCATCTTTTATTACTGCTTTATCAGCAGGTAATGTACAAAATATAGTCTTGGTTCCAGATCCAAAACTAACTGCATTATTACTGTTTGAACTAGCTAAGATTGTTGTTCTTGCTAATGTGGCTACAGCAGAAATAACATTAATGGTATTACCCATAGCATTACCATGAGATGTACAATAATATTTTAATGTAGATGGTGCATCACTTGCTACAACGATTGTAACTGTAGCACCTGCTTGTCCTTGTGTACCACTTATCGAAACGCCATCTGTATAAGAGGCATCAGCAGATGTTCTAAACCTTAATGGATGTGATCCATTTGTATTATCACTAACATCAAACACATAAGTAAAACCTTTTACAAATGTAATAACTGGATTGTTTACACCATTTAAGACAAAGACATTTATCCCACCTACATTAGCTACTGTAACTGTGTAGTTTATAGTTTGAGAAGTGCCTTCATTTATTGTACCTAAACCAACTTCAAAGTTTGTGTTATCTGTAACTGCATAATAAGTGGTGTCACCATTAGATAGATTAGAAGCAAAAGTTTCAAACCCAGTGACTGCACCTTCTAATTGATAAGTCTGTGTACCTACTGTATTTGTAGTTTCCTTAATTCTGTCTGATATTACTAATGCCATTACTTCAACTCTATTGTGAGGTTCCCTGCGTTAATTCTAAATATATCACCAGTTTCAATTACCTTTTGTACGTCTAATGCTCCTACAAACAATATATTTCCACTACTTGCTGCATCTGCAATTATAACATGTGTAATTGTATTGTTTGTCCCACCAGAAGCTGGAAACTCTATATTATTTTGATTAGTTGCTGTTTGAGTATCCGTAGAATCAGATCCTATCATTGTCCATCCACCTGTATTTCCTACAGCAGTTGGTGTAACTTGTACTCTTTGATAATTTGTAAAGTTAGCTTCTGTAATCTCAGAAGATCCAAGTTCTCCTGTGTTTGTTACTGCTGTTGCAAGACCTACATAAATACTGTCTCCAGGTGAGCTAAAAGAAAGAGAATTATTTTTAAACAAAAAATGTAATAATCTTCTTTCTAGATAATTGGTTGCTGCATTTGCTGTTGCCATCTTTTACTCCTATGTTCTCGGTCTTGATGGTAGACCAACTCTATAACCATCTGTGTTTTCTCTTGCTTCACCTAAGTCTTTTAGTCTATCTAAATACTGTGTAAATAAACCGTTATAGTTAGATAAAACATCTGTTTCACCTTTCATAAAACTATAAGCTTCTATAAGTGATCCGTAAAGTAAAGCAAAAGGTGCATTCGTTCCTAACCAAGAAGTTCCATCTCCAGAAGCTGTTATTGACGTAGGTCTATAAAAATAATGTAATTCAACTGTATATGCACTATTTGGTGTAGGGGCTAAAATAAAATTATCTATGTCAAAAATTGCATAGTATTTTGGTACACCAGTCGATGCAGAAGGAGGATATGCTTCTTGTATAAAATTAACATCTTTTTGTAATAAGAATGTTTCAGAACTAGCTGTAGTAATTTGTAGAGAAAATGAAGCTAAATAATCGTCTGGTACACTTAAAAATTTATCACTACTTGTTAGTGTCGAAGTTACATTTTTTCTAAAAAATTCTAAATCTACAGACTTTAATATTTTTTCTTCACACGCTTTGATAAAATTATCGAGGTTATTTACAAAAGTTGTTTCGGTATTATCTGTGTAATCTTGTATCGCTGTTTTTAGTTGTGTATATGTAAAACTCATCTATGCCCCTAGCGTTACAGGTCCAGCAGTAGAATCACTACCACCCCCTCTTACATTTCCTATCATAGCAGTTCCACTACTCGCAGTAAATGTATAAGAATTATCATCAACTTTGGTTATAGTATATCCTGATGCTTGTGTCAAGATATTAGTAGAAAAACCATCAAACCCTAATACTTTTCTAAACCGAACAGTATCACTTGTAGACCTTCCGTGGTTAGGTTCAATAACAGTTAGCACTGCAGAACCACTTGAAGATGTAATAAAAGAATTTAAACCTAATAAATTTTCTACTGGATTAATAACTTTAGTATCTGGTCGTGCATCTCGTAAAGCTTCAGCATCGACTACTGAACGATGAGGATCAAGTTGTGGGTGCTTTTCTTCATATTCTGATTTATGTACAATAGAGCCATTCCATTCCTTTATTCTTTCTCTGTAAGGAAACTTCATACCACTTCGATCTGATATAAAAAATGCAAATTTTCCTCTTGCAAAACTCATTAGAGATATCTTTCATAAGGTAAAATTTTTAAACTTGTTCTATCTCTATCTTCTGATGCAGCTCTATCAAACTCTTCTTCATAAATACTTTTTAATATTTGTATTCTATCTGGTGCTTTTTTTATAGAAATATAATAAGCTAATCCTGCAGCAAGACAGGGATAAAAACGAAAAGGAACGTCTACAGTATTAGAAGCACTATCTGCATCCTCTATACGAGTAAGCCTATCAATTACAAGTGTATAAGTAGTATTAGGAGAAGGAAATACTCTTATTTTAGGTGTAATTTGTCTATCAATATAATACTGAGTTGGTTTAGATTGTGATAATTTACTAGATAAATTTAAATATGTATCACGTCCTATACGATTTACAGTAGTATCTTGTTGATTAGTAGCACCAGCATTTTCTCTTATAACTGCAGAAAGAATATCTATTGTATCTGCATCTAAAGTATATTCTACAGTTCCTTGTGAAAGTGTAACCGTAGATTGTACTATTGTCCATCGATTTAAACCACGATTCGCCCAATCTGCAAATAAAAGATTTAACGATCTTTTAGCAGTTCTAAGATCATAACCTGTTCTAACTTCTAAACCACAGCGTTCAAAAGCTTCTTCGATATAATCATCAACAGCAAGTTCAAAATCTGTAGAACCAGAAGTAGCCATTACTTATCATCCTTATACGCCATGTAGCCACCCATCATCATCTTTTCGACTTCTTCATCCATATAACCACCTTTTGCCATAAGTGTTACATCAACATTTTTTCCTGGATTTACTACACTTATTGCTGGGTCTGGAACCATTCTTTTAGGGGCTCCACTTGGATTACCTCCTGATAAACCACCTCTTTTCATACCTTGTACGCCTTGCTCTCTTTTTACTCTGTTTATTGCACTAGCAAGACCACCACCTTTTTTCTTTGATACTTTTTCAGGCTTATCATATTTTAATCGGTCTCTTAGTTCTTTTGGAACATTTTTCTTATACAACCCTACCATACCTTTTAATCCTGCTGTTATTTTATCGTCTGTGCTTGCTGGAGGAAAGCCTGCTAGATCTAACATTTTATCACCATATTTTTGAGTAATACGAGCTCTATCAAATTCTTCTCGTGCAGCTTGTTTAAGAGTTTTAACTTTAGGAGGAGCTTTTTTTCCACCTAATCGTTCAACTTCTTTTTGAATTCTTTTATCTCGTTGTCTTTCTTTAAAACTTTTTGTAGATTTCATTCCTCTTAAATCACTCATGCTTTTCTCCTTTTCCTTCTTAGTGCTTTTACGTTTCTTGGTTTACCCTTACTTGGTTGTCCTAATTTTACCTTTTGTCTTATTCTACTTCTTTTTTCTGCAGATGTCATCTCTTTTGTTGTTTTTGGTGTTTTAGAAGAAATACGCTTACTTGGTCTACAATAAGGCGTACCTCTTTTTTCACCTTTTTTTCTACCACACTTTTTGCCAGTCCTAACATCTTTCCAATCTTCTTTAAACCAACGCTTAAGTGCTAACCCTGCTTTTGTTTTTCGAACAGCCATTATGCTTTTCTTGTTTTCTTTCTTTTATTAGACATTATAGCACCACAACCTCTAGCTATATTTTTAACTTTAGTTGGTCGTTTTGCTTTCATATAACCACCGTTACTAGCTTTTTTTACAGTAGACTTTTTCTTTTTACCACCAGTACCATAATTTGCAGCACCTACTTTTCTGCATTTTGCAATAGCACCTGAAGCATAAGCTGATGGAAAAACTCTATACCTTGCTTTTACTTTGTGATAACATGCGTCTTTTTTACCCATAATATTTTCCTTTCATTATCTTCCAACAAGTGCACATCCACTCTCGTTTTTTACACTTATGACAAACTTTAATTGGTTCACCTCTTACGACTTCTCCTTTTTTTAGAGGCACAATGTGCTTTTTCAGAAAATCCACGAGGTCTGGCACAATTGATTTTCCTCTTCCTTTTAGCACTCCACTTCCTTTTTCCTGGTGACTTAGTCACCTGTTTACTCATTTGGGCTCTACCCATTACCATTAAAAAAACTTCTCTAAAACTGCTACTCCGATAATAACCCCATAAATACCCCAGAGTCTGGTATCAAGCTTATTTAATTTATTATTGATTCCATCGAAACGTGCATTACATACTTGTTCGTGTTTTTCTAACATTTTTAATAATTCTTTTGCTGTCATCTTAATCTTCTATTTTAAATGTTCCTAAGTTTTTTAATTCCTTTGTTAAAAAGGATAACCGATCTTTTTTATTCATA